GGGCGAACAAAAATGGAGAACTAAAAGTGGTAAAAAATCTTCTGTCACTGGTGAAAGATACCTTCCAGAGTCTGCGATCAAAAGCCTCAGCCCTGCTGAGTACGCTTCGACGACCAAAGCCAAACGAGCAGGAAAAGCCGAAGGAAAACAATTCGTAGCGCAACCTAAAAAGATTGCTCAGAAAACAGCCAAATATAGGTTTTAACCATGCCAAAAACTAACGCATCAGTCGCCAAGTCTTTGAAAAAGGCTGGTTTTTATGAGCCGTCCAAAAGCAAGCCTGAGCGGGTCAAAATCATCAGCAAGGTGACAACCAAGCCTCAGCGTTTGGGCATGGTCGAGAAAATGTTCTCGGACAAGAAGATGAAGAGCGGTGGCAACGTGTCTCTTGCTGTTGGTCGTGGTGAGAAGCTCCCCGCAAAGCAAGGCGCTGGTTTGACAGCAAAGGGGCGTGAGAAGTACAACCGTGAGACTGGCTCAAATTTAAAGGCTCCACAGCCCCAAGGAGGCCCTCGTAGGGACGCTTTTTGCGCCAGAATGGGGCCTGTTGCAGAAAAGAGCGAGAAGGGCAGTCGCTCCAGAGCTTCTATGCAGCGTTGGAACTGCCCCGGCTGGTGAAGGAACAAGATGGCTTACTCGAATACCTACAATCAGGTCTACAACATCCAGACGCTGATCGACCACGGTGCCCGTAGATGCGGGAAACTGGCCGAGGAGTTGACGTCTGAGCAGCTCGTAAGCGCACGGGAGTCGCTTGGCTTCGTGATGAGCAACCTGATCAACCTCGGGATTCAGTACTGGGCCATCGAGAAGAAGGTTTTTGGCCTCACGCCAGAGAAATACATATACACCCTGCCTGATGGGTCCAACGACGTCCTGAACGCCCTGTATCGGACCATGACGCGCACTGACGGCAGCTACACATCAAGCGCTGGCGGTGTTGTTGCCAACGCTGGGGATAACGACATTGACACCTTCTGCCAACAAACATCGCCCAACGGCAACATTTCGATCAATTTTGGCACTGACAACCCGATATATGCTGGCTCGATTGGGCTTTTGCCTTACGTTTCTGGCGGCGGCAGTGCTACTTGGACCCTGACCCTCGAATATTCGACGGACAACGTCACTTGGAGCACCCTGCAAAGCCTCGGGACAGTGGTTGTGACGGACAACAACTGGATCTGGACCGATATTGACCCCGGTCAGAGCGTCCAGTACTACCGGGTGCGGATTTCAGGCGGTGCAACGCTGGCTTTGCGTGAGTTTTACGTCGGAAACAACTCGACCGAGATCACCATGTCTCGTTTGAACCGTGACGACTACACAAACCTCCCAAATCGAAACTTTACAGCCAATCAACCGTACCAGTACTGGTTCAACCGCACCATCCCAAACCCTGAAATTTACCTTTGGCCCGTGCCTTCAAATGCGTTTGTGCAGATGACTGTTTGGTACAGTAGGCAAGTCATGAATGTGGGAGATCTGACGAATGAACTGGAGATTCCACAACGCTGGTATCTTGCGGTAGTCAACATGCTTGCTCATCAAATGGCTATGGAGCTTCCTCAGGTAGATTTGGCAAGAATTCAATATCTTGAAGCGCAAGCCGAGAAGTATTTAGCGCAAGCCGAAGCCGAAGAACGAGATCGTTCGCCGATTTACTTTGCTCCTGCGATTGGGGTGTACACAAAATGAACTACTTTCTGGCATATCAGCGCTTAATTGCCAAAGCAAAGTCCAGAGTGTGCCCAAAAGGTTATGTTGAGCGCCATCATGTCCTGCCCAAGGCTTTGGGCGGCTGTGACGACAGTTCAAACCTTGTAGCGCTGACAGCCCGTGAGCACTTCTTGGCCCATGTGTTGCTGGCAAAAATCCATGGCGGCGATATGTGGCTTCCAGTGGTTCGGATGAAATCTTTCAGGGATGGCACCAAAGCCAACTCTCGCCTGTACGAAATGGCAAAAATTGCCAACGCACTTGAGGTTGGAAAGCGACTCAAAGGCTCCAAACTGAGTGACGAGCACAAGATCAAAATAGGCCAAAGCGGAAAGGGCCAGAAGAGGTCAGAAGAGACCCGGCGCAAGATTTCCGAGGCCTTGAGAGACAAACCTAAGTCTGAGCAGCACAGGAAGTCTTTGGCCGAAGCAATATTGGGTTCCAAGCGGCTGGAGCCTAGCCCGCTGGCCGGTAGAAAACAAAGTGCCGATCACGTTGCAAAGCGCGTTGAGGCCATACTTGCCAAATCGAGGGGGTGACCTATGGGCATGTTCCTCGACACCATCGGCAATGCCTCGCTGGCCATCTTCATCTGCGACCGTTGCAGAATGAAACGCGCCATGGACGAGCAGATGCCCGACCCCAACTTTCCGGGGTTGCGTGTCTGCCAGCAAGGGTGCGCCGATCAGAAAGACCCGTACCGCTTGCCTGCACGCAAGACCGAGCGGATCAATTTACGCTTCCCACGGCCGGACGTTTCCGTTGCTGTCGATCCAAACAATTTGGTGACAGACAACCAAGGAAACTTCATAATCTCGACTGAGGGTAATACTCAGACGCCCGAGAACAACGGCAACCTTGACGGAATATCGGTGACACCATAATGGCAAATCAAACCATCACCCAACTGCCAGACGCAGGCCCAATCACCGGCACGGAGCTTGTCCCCATCGTCCAGAACGGTGGGACGTACAAGACCACGACTGCGGCCATTTCTGCCAGCCCGTCACAGACCTACCAGTACCTGACGATTGTTCAGACTCCGCAGTTGCCAAACAGCCGATACCTGTCGGGAAGCACCGGCATTGGGTTGACTGATGGCGGCGCACAGAACTTCTACCGGATCACGCTGAACGGCGTATCTGGCACTCTGGAGAGCATGGCCAGCGGGTTTGCTGTCAAGGTCGGCGGGACAATGACGCCTCGGTCAATAACTTATTCCGGAGCTGGAATAGACATCACCAACGGCGATGGCCAATCAGGCAACCCAGTCATTGCTTTGACAGGCACTGTGGGTTCCCTTGCAAACAGCAGCGGCACGGGATTCTTGGCTCTTCCCGGCAACGGCACTGTCTCGGGCCGGACGTTGACCGCAACTGCAAACCAGATCGGCATCACCAACCCCAACGGTATTGCCGGTGACCCTACTTTCAGTATTGCAAACAACCCAGTCATCCCCGGCGTTGAGGGCGTTACTGTTCCTTCCGGCACAACCGCCGAGCGCCCGACATCCCCAAACAGCGGTGAAATCCGCTACAACACGGATTTGGGCTTGTTTGAAGGATACTTGAGTGGTGCATGGCAGACCTTCAGTTCTGGCGGCGGATCTGGCGTCACCTCAGTTGCAACCGGCACTGGATTGACCGGTGGCCCAATCACATCGACAGGCACCATCTCCATCGCCAACACGGCTGTGACCGCTGGCTCATACGGCGGAGCAGCCAAAACCCTGTCTGCTACGGTAAACGCTCAGGGCCAGTTGACGGCCTTGTCTGAGGCAAACATTGCCATCGCCAACACCCAAGTGTCTGGGCTTGGGACGATGTCCACCCAGAACGCAAACGGCGTAGCGATTACTGGCGGAACGATCAACGGAACATCTGTTGGAGCGACCACGCCATCTACGGGCGCTTTCACGTCGGTCGCCATGACCTCTGGGACGATCACAACCGCCCCGACAAGCGGCAACGACATTGTCAACAAGACCTACGCCGATGCGATTGCTTCTGGCATTCACTTTCATGAAGCTGTGGATTTAGCCACCACAGCAGCCCTTCCAGCAAACACGTACAACAACGGCACATCCGGGGTTGGGGCAACGCTTACAGGAAATGCCAACGGCGCTTTGTCTGTGGACTCAACGCTTACCGTGGTTGCCAACCGGATACTGGTCAAAAACGAAGTATCTAGCGCAAATAACGGCGTGTACGTTGTCACGCAAGTTGGCTCTGCCGGAACGCCTTACATCCTGACTCGAGCTGCGGACTTTGATACCGTGGGCACAGGAGTCGATCAAATTGACGAGGGCGACTTCTTCTTGGTGACCAGTGGCACGGCCAACGTCAATACCGCTTGGGTGCAACAGACTGCGCCACCCATCACAATCGGCACAACAGCAATTGTCTTCCAGCAGTTCTCCACGCCGATCACATACTCTCCCGGCACGGGTCTGAGCGAGTCACCAGCCTACACGTTCAACATTGCCAACACCGCCGTCACTTCTGGCGCTTATGGCTCTGCAAGCTCGGTGGCGACGTTTTCTGTCAACGCACAGGGCCAACTGACTCTCGCAGCCAGTACGCCAATTGCAATTGCGGCCAACCAAATTACTTCTGGCGTTGTGGCGGTGGCCAATGGCGGCACGGGCGTCTCAACATTGACTGGCTTGGCCTACGGCAACGGCACGAGCGCATTTACTGCGGCCACTGGCGCTGAGATTGTCGCCGCCATCGGATCGTCTGCTGTGACAAACGCCACCAACGCTGCAAACGTCACCACAACAGCCACAAGCACAAACTCTGACTTCTTTATTCCCTTCGTGGCTGCGTCCACAACAGGCAATCAGGGACTTGGAGTCGACGCTGGAATTACTTACAATCCATCAACCAATGCGCTGACCGCAAGCATCAACGGAGGGACATTCTGATGTCACAAGCAGGTTTTACCCCCATTCAACTTTACCGCACAGCCACAGCGGCAGCGGCTCCTACGGCTGGCAACTTGGCTGATGGCGAACTTGCCATCAACACGCTGGACGAGAAGCTGTACTTTAAGAACTCGGCTGGCACGGTCAAGCTGCTTGCGGCTGCTGCGGCTGCTACCGCATCTGTCTCCACAGTTTCTGTGGTCTCGGCTAACGGTTTGGCTGGTACGGTGGCAAACGCTACAACAACTCCAGCCATCACGCTGTCTACGAGCATCACAGGGGTTCTCAAGGGCAACGGCACGGCAATCTCTGCCGCTGTTGCTGGCACAGACTATGTGACGCCAACAGGCACTGAGACGCTGACCAACAAGACCATTGCGTTTGGCAGCAACACTTTGACCGATGTTGCTGGAACAACCGCTACCCAGACCCTGACCAACAAAACGGTAGAGGCTGGTACGTTCACCAACGGCTACACCGAAGAGGTGGCAACGGCCAACACCTCTACTGCTTACACGATTGACCTTGCTGGTGGCTCTGTTCAGATTCTGACACTGACAGGCAACTGCACCTACACATTCCCCACGCCAGTGGCTGGCAAGAGTTTTATCTTGGTGCAAAAGCAAGATGCAACAGGTTCACGCACAGTCACATGGCCTGCATCAGTTGATTGGCCCGGAGCTACTGCTCCAACGCTGACAGCTACGGCATCTAAGGCTGACAAGTTTGTGTTTACAGCCATTGACGGTTCTAACTGGCTAGGTAGTGTTGCTGGTCAGAACTATACCGTTTAAGGGCTGTTATGTTTTCAAGTAACAGCACACAAGTTAGTTCATCGAGTACAACGCCTAAAGTATTGGCTGTAGCTCACGCTGTATCTCCATTTATCACGGTCTACTCATGGGGCGCAAATGGGTTTAGGGGTACTTACAGTAATCCTTCTACACTGCCTACGGGTACGGGTAACAGCGTTGCTTTTAGTCCTGATAGTTCGGCGCTAGCTGTAGCGCACACTACAACACCATTTATTAGTGTTTACCCTTGGTCTGTTACTGGATTTGGGACTAAATATGCCAATCCAGCTACTTTGCCCACAGGTAATGCCAGCGGCGTAGCTTTTAGCGCTGATGGTTTAAATATTGCAGTTGGTCACAGTACAACACCATTTGTTTCGGTCTACCCTTGGTCTGCTTCAGGATTTGGCACTAAATATGCCAATCCAGCTACTTTGCCTCCAACTACTTGTAATGGCGTGTCCTTCAGTCCCAATGGATCAGCTATTGCAGTAGCACACGGTACATCACCATTTATTTCCGCTTATCCGTGGAGTGGTTCTGGTTTTGGAGCTAAATACGCCAACCCTTCTACCTTGCCTCCTAATACTGGCAATGATGTTTCGTTTAGCCCTAATAGTTCTGCAATAGCGGTGGCTACACAAACAACGCCATTTATCACTGCATACCCGTGGAGTGGTTCTGGTTTTGGAACTAAATACGCTGACCCAAGTACGCTGCCTACGGATGTTGGAAGAGCTGTAGCCTTTAACCCCAGTGGTACAGCCATAGCTGTTGGGCATGATGGTAGCCCCTATACGTCTGCATATCCTTGGAGTGGTTCAGGCTTTGGAACTAAGTACGCCAACCCTGCCACACCGATCCCAACTGATAAATACGGCGTGGCATTTAGCCCTAACGGCGCTGAAATAGCTCTGTCGTCTGCACTTTCTCCTTTTATAGGGGTCTACTCTTGGTTTAGCACGGGATTTGGGTCTAAATATGCTGACCCATCAATACTGCCACCGGGTACTGGCAACGCTTGTGCATGGGGTACAGTTGGCGACCCAAAGTACCCGCAATTTTTGGCTGTAGCGCATGATGTTGATCCTTTTATTACCGCTTACCCTTGGAGTGACGCATTAGGTTTTGGGGTTAAATATTCTGACCCAAGTACGTTGCCTGCTAACAATGGATACGCCGTAGCCTTTAACCCTGCTGGTTCAGCAATGGTGGTGGTTAATCCAACCGCGCCACAGGCTGTGGCTTACTCTTGGAGTCCTTTAGGTTTTGGTGCTGGGCTTCAACAACCTACTGCTATAACCAGTAGTGCAACTGACGTAACCTTCAGTCCTAATGGTTCTGCGCTAGCTGTAACTGAAGGTGCTTCACCGTATGTAACCACCTATCCTTGGTCTGCTTCAGGTGCTGGAACTAAATATGCTAATCCAGCTACATTGCCTAGTAGTCAGGGAAATGGCGTAACTTTCAGTCCTAACGGAGCATATATTGCTGTAGCCCACAATGTAACGCCATTCATTTCAGTGTACCCTTGGTCTGGATCAAGTTTTGGCACTAAGTACGCTGACCCAGCTACTTTGCCTACCAGTCAAGGACAAGACGTGGCTTTTAGCCCCGATAATTTAAATATTGCAGTAGGTCACAACTCATCACCATTTATTTCAGCCTATCCTTGGTCTGCTTCAGGGTTCGGTACTAAGTATGCCAACCCTGCTACTTTGCCCAGCGCCACTGGGGGTGGTGTAGATTTCAGTCCTGATGGTTCTGCTTTAGCGGTAGCTCAAGGGGCATCACCCTATCTCAACATTTATCCTTGGTCTGGGTCGGGGTTTGGTACTAAATATGCCAACCCAGCTACGTTGCCAACGGGAACCGGAAATGGCGTAGCCTTTAGTCCTAGTGGATCAGCAGTAGCTATAGCTCACTCTACTACACCGTTTGTTTCAGCATACCCGTGGTCTGGGTCGGGTTTTGGGACTAAATACACCAATCCCGCCACATTGCCAACTGGTGGTGGAAACGGTATAGCCTTCGGACAATACACCGTTGACGTGGCCCCACAGTTTTTGGCAGTAGCACATACTACAAGCCCATTTATTACTGCCTACCCGTGGAGTTCTGGATTTGGCGCTAAATACACTAATCCAGCCACATTGCCTGCTAGTACCGGACAAAGCGTAGCTTTCAGTCCTAATAGTGCTTATATTGCAGTAGGTCACTCTACAGCTCCATATATTTCAACTTACCCTTGGGCTACTTCTGGATTTGGTACTAAGTACGCTGACCCCGCTACTACGCCTACTGGACCCGGACTTGGTGTAACTTTTAGTCCTAACGGAGCAACTATAGTTGTAGCTCATGAAGTGACCCCAGCGGTATCGGCGTATCCTTGGACTGCTTCTGGCTTTGGAACTAAATATGCTGATCCATCCACTTTGCCTACAGGTAATGGAAACGGCGTTGACTTTAGCCCAGATGGTTTAAATATAGCTGTAGCTCACGCATCCTCTCCATATATATCAGTTTATCCTTGGAGCGGCTCTGGATTCGGCACTAAATATGCTGACCCATCCACACTACCGCCTGCTGCGGCAAATGAAGTAGCTTTTAGCCCAGATGGTTTAAATATAGCTGTAGCTTCTAATAGCACCCCTTATGTTTTGGCCTACCCTTGGTCGGGAAGCGGTTTTGGAACTAAATATGCTGATCCCTCTACATTGCCTACAGGCAATGGAAACGGCGTAGCTTTCAGCCCCAATGGTTCTGCAATTGCTGTAGCTCACGCTATTACGCCATTTATCACTGCATATCCTTGGAGTGGTTCAGGCTTTGGAACTAAATACACCAACCCAGCTACATTGCCAGCAAGTACTGGACGAGACGTAGCTTTTAGCCCCGATGGTTTATCTGTAGCAATATCGCACACTATAACTCCTTTTGTCACCGCCTACCCTTGGTCGGGAAGTGGCTTTGGGACTAAATACACTAACCCAACTACACTGCCTACCGGCACTGGTAATGGTGTAGCATTTGGAAAAGCAATCTCTTAACTCAAAGGAAAATCATGACAGATACGACAGTTGAAACCCCAAAGACCCGTGAAGAAATCTTGGCGATGTCTCTTGAAGCGCGTGAAGCAGAGGTCATGCACTACCAGATCAACATCGACAACTACACGTTGGCTTTGCAAGAAATCAGCAAGCTGCCGCCTGAAGAGCGTAATGAGCTGTCGGCTTTTGTTGAGCAGTTAACCACCCTGTTTGCGTCTGAAAAGATTGAACAGAAAAAGGCCAAGATCATGCTGGCGGTTATAAAACAGCAAGTGGGGTAATTTTATGTTTGCACTTATTGAAAACGGTGCGGTCAAGCAGTACCCGTATGGCTTGAAAGAGATAAAACTTGCCAACCCCAATACCAGCTTTCCCGTTACTGTCAGTGACGCAACAATGGCTGAGTACGGGGCGATGCGGGTGTACTTTGCTTCGTTGCCTGTTTTGTCTGACACACAGGTGGCAGAGGAAGGTACGCCAGTATTTGATGCTGAAGCACAACGCTGGGCGCAAGCATGGCAAGTGCGGGAGATGACAGCCGAAGAGCTTTTACAGCGCAACACTGCAAGAGATGAAGAGCTTGCACAGAGCAACATCACGCAAACTAGCGTTGTAAGGGTTACGCGCAACAATATGCTCAAGGACAGCGACTGGACGCAATTGTCAGATGCTCCGGTAGACAAGGCTGCATGGGC